TTTCCCTTCTGGGTAAACCACCGTACCTTGGTGTCATCTGATACACTGCCATGCAGTACATCATTCGAATCTATGTACAGTCGAACGAAATACCGTTCCCTGCACAGCACCGAATCATCGTAGATCATAAACGCATCGAACGGTGTCAGATATGTAATCCCGATATTTCCCAGTTCATCCACGTAATACATCTCGTATCCTTTGCCGTAAATGCAACAGATCTTCGACAGCTCCGCATTATTATCATCCTGATCATTGTACTGATCCAGGAGTTCCACATATTTTTTGATGTTGCCTGCAGCATCACCATCCACAGATATCTTAATTGGATTCCCGATAAAATATCCGTTAAATGTATCCACCATATATTTTGCGAAGTTCACAGCAATACGATTGTCTGGTTTATAATCCGGCTTCGGCTTCTGGTGAAAAATCTGGTAGTCTGTTTCATACGCATCTTTCAGATGTTTGAACCGAAAGGCGCACTCTGCATTATGTTTTGCTATGAATTCATTCAGTTTGTTATCTGTCAGATCTTCCTCTGACGGTAATCGAAATAGCACTTTATAGTCCTCCTTTCAGGTTTCTATTTAAACGAGGTTTATCCCCAAAGATTGTATAGACGAAGTATCTTACTGCGTCCATTGCATGATCATATTGTTTTATCGGCTTATCTTCCCCTCGTTCAGCGGCTTTTGCATCCCAAATGTAAGATGCAAACTCTTTGATCGTGTTTTGACAAACATTGGAAAAGATAATTTTAATCAAATTCAGCTTTGTGGACACCAGTCTGATACCATCTTCTACATCGTTCTTTGCTTTTATTACTCTAAATCCTCTTTTTCTCAGCTCGGCAATAAATGAAGCTGCTGCCGGATCGACGATAATAGCTTTGATCTCTGTTCCATCTAGCCAGCTTTCCAAATCGTTTGCATATTCTGCATCTGTCTTTTGCCTTCCTTTGTCTCGTCCAGAGTAATAGTATTCTCTAGTACAGTACCAGACACCATCTGTTCCTTTGTTCCACAGCAGGAAAACTGTGGCATTCTGTGTTCCATAATCGCTACTAACATATCTATTGCTACTTATCAGCTTTGTTTGGAATTCATTCGGATCTTCCACATGTTTTTCGTTGTCGAACATGTCATAAATAACACCTTCTGCCATCGCCCACAAGCCGAGAATGTAACGTTTGTAGAATACCCCTCTGTATGTATTCCGGTATCTTTCTTTGATCTCATCGCTGAGGCTCAGGTTATCATCCATAACAAAATGTACGTATAGGATATTCTTGACCGATTCATCTTTCGCCCTTAGCTCTGCTGCCCTTTCTTTTCCAATGTATCCAACAGCTCGGTCTATCCAATTGACTTTAAACCAATGGTAAGGTCCGGAAGGGTTGCAGTTAAACCAGAACTTCGATCCATCTACCGAACATCGGCCGGTAGCCTGATTCACGAAACTTTCCGGCATAAGCGCCACTTCATCAAAGAAGACTCCTGCCAGTGTGATTCCCTGTATCAGATCCTGGGAGCTTTCGTCCCTTCCACCGAATATGTAGAAGTTATTAGTCGTTTTTCCTCTTGTGATCACTATCAGGTTGTCGGCTCTGTGGTCTACCACACCGTAGCCTCTTGCCTTTAGCATGAGTTTTAACCAAAACAGTACGTTTCTTCGAAATGATCCGATGGTTTTCCCGCACATGGCGAAATTCTGTCCGTTGAACGTTTCCATCGCCCACATCACGTAGGATAGCGACATACACACTGTCTTTCCCGATCGGATAGCTCCATCTGCTATAATCCCATCGTAATCTTTTACGGGCGACGTCGCACACCACCATGTCAGTACCTGTTTCTGCTTTTTTGAGAACGGTTTGAACTTGAATATCTGATTATATACTGTCTGCAGACGGCTTTTCTTCATAGCCTGGATCTTTTTCTTCAGATTTGTGATCTTTTCATACATCCTGATCACCCCAAACTTCTGAAGCTGTAGCGTTCATGGCATCCATGAATCCGTCGTCCGCTGTTTCATGCGATCCTCCATCCTGTTTCATGATCTGGAGTTCTAACTGCATCGTAGCAAGTTCTAACTTGGCATCATCGTAGCCAAACTTATGGATAGCTTCGATTGCCTTCTGTTTCTTGGCCTGTACCCTCGTGAGTGCATCTTCTATCTGCTGGATCTGGCCAAGTATTCCGGCATATTCTTTTAGTTTTGTACATTCTCCTTTTTCCAGTCCATCGGTGTATTTTACTACCAACATTCCCGGCGGCGGCTTCTCATCCTCGTTTTGCTGTGTTTCAGCATTTTTCAATGCTTCTATTCGGTGCAACATGCGGTATTCACGAACCGTAAGTAGCTGTATTTCCTGTAGGAGCAGTTGCTCTTTGTCGAATCCAATCGTCTCGGCCAGCTGCAGTTCTTCCGGATTCAGGGTATCAAAAAAGAGAGTTTCGAACTCTCCTGTCTTAACTGCATTCTTGTTTCCCGGCGGCCCTGTCCCGCCATGCCCTTTGGCATTTTTGTTTCCCGGCTGACCGCCTCTTTTTTTCGCAACGTTGCGTTTTTTCTTTTGCAACGTTGCATTATCCCAGCACTGTCTGTTCTTCCAGCTCCGGACTGTCCCAACCGGAACATCCAGTTCCTTAGCAATCTCAATTAATTTCAGCCCTTTGTCATATAATTCTTTCGCTTCAATAGCCCTCTGATCGGGTGCTCTTGCCACGCCTCACCACCCCTCATTCATTTCGTTTTTGTTTTTTATCTTTCAACAATCTCGTTTTATCTTTTATTTTCACGTAAAAAGGTGGCAGCATCATCTGCTGCCACCTTCAGGGTGAGTATGTCCTTTTCAATTTTCGGACAATATCATAATAACACACTTTTATGTGCCGTGAGTGGTGATGTTTTGTGTGTTTTATATTTTTTTTGACATCAACCAGTAAAATTTCCTCCTTGCTCTGTAATATTTCTGATTCCCGCACGGGAGCCCTTTGGCATCCCGAAGGTATATGTAAGTCGCATAATCTGTGGTAACCCCTTCTAATAACCACTGATAGATATCTGCATCCGCCTCTATTGCTGTCTGCTCGATTCGTTCACATTTTTCCTGTAGCTCCGCACGTTTGATAGCCAGGCATTCTGTAGCTGACGCCTGGCTTGGACTCCCCTTTCCTTCTTGTCCATATTGTATTGCTTTCACAGTATCTGTCATATTTTCAAGTTCTTCCCGCCATTCCGGATATTGTAAGCAAT